TAATATTTTTAAATTGGTATTCAAAAAAATCTTTTTATTAACCTTTTTATTAATAATTTCTTGAATTGTATTCATACTATAAAAACGTTCTAATTCTTTTATATTATCAATATTAGAAAAAGGCAATAAATTAAATATCAATTCATAAATACAAATACCTAAACTCCATATATCTATACGTTTGTCATAAAAACATAGATTATAAATCTTGTTTTTTTTATAAGTAGTAATATTTTCCATTTTTTTCATATTTAATATAATTTCTGGAGCCATATAATAAGGAGTCCCTGATAATTTAAAATACTTTTTTGATAAATTATCTAAATTATTAGATTCAGTTACTTTTATAGATAATTTAGATAAATCATAACAAGAAAAACCAAAATCTGATATCTTAAATTGTATGCCGCTTTCTGTTTTATGCATCAAAATATTATGCAACTTTATATCTCTATGTATTATATTTTTATCATGAAGATATTTTAATCCATTGCTTGTTTGATCAATAAATTCATACATAAATCTATCTGAAAAACCACCAAAACAATTTCTCTTGGCATTTTTATCTTTTTTCAAATATTCATATACATCGCCTCCATTACAATATTCCATATGTAAATAATAAATTCCACGTTTTTTAGTATATCCATAAAATTGTACAATATTTATATGATCTAAAAGAGTTAATATTTCTATTTCGCTTTCTATCATTTCCTCTAATTTATTATAATAATACTCGTGTTCTTGTTCTTGTTCTATTTCAGTTTTGGCGATTACTTTAGCTTTTTTATTCTTTTCTTTATATTTTTTAATCAACTCATTTATATTGATTTTTTTAATTATAAAATAATCTAATTCATCTTTTTTTAAACATAGAAAAACATTAGAAAAAGAACCCTTGCCAATTTCTTTTATTATTTTTATATCATCATCTATATTTGAATCTTTTATTATATTTGATTCTTTTATCATATTTGATTCTTTTATCATATTTGATTCTTTTATCATATGTGATTCTTTTATCATATTTGATAATATCTTATATTATTTTTATTCATATTTTACTTATATTTTTTTATTCATACTTTATTTATTCTTCTTCTCTTCTAATTGCATTAATTTTAGTCAAATCTTTTACATTTTTCTTATTTAAAAAAAGATCAACACTTGGATATTTATTAATAATTTTCCTAAAAGCAATTTTTATATTAGCATCTACATAATAAAACAATTCCTTTTTTACATGATTTTTTTTTAATATGTTGAAAATCATCCTTTCAGCTTTATGATGATCTCCTACTCTTTGAAGATATAAAATAGTACAATCTGGATAATACGTACCATATCTTTGCATTATATGATTTTCTACTTGAGTTTTACTAGTTTTATTTCCAAATTTAGTTTTACCAATTTTAACAATATGTTTATTATTGTATTTTAAATTTGTTCTAATACAATAAATAAATCCATCATTTTCAATCAATCTATTTAATTTAGACATATATCTAATTATTACTTTTTTTTAATTTCATTTTTTTTTTATTTACATTTTTCAAAATATAATTTTGCCGAATTATATCCACTTTCTATTAACATGTTTTTTTCTTCAATTGTCAAATTGTAATTTACTAATCCAGTTATTTTATAAGCATCTATACATATAGTATGATCTATATATTTGTCTAAACGAGTAGATTGTTTCTCTTTTTCCAATATAAAAAATTGCAAAACATTAGACATATAATCGTTAAAATTATTTATTTTAATATCCTGTTCATCCATTCTTTCTTTCATTGATACTAACTTGCATCCTAATACATTTGATAAATCTTCTTTAAAAAAATACATTGGAAAATTTGTTACAATACCACCATCTACATAAATATCTCCTTTATATTTTTCAGCAGAAAATAAAAAAGGTATACTTATAGACATTCTTATAGCCTTTAATATTTTTAATTTAGGAGTATTTTTATAATCGAATATAGCTAATGTATATTTATTTACATTGCCAGCTAAAATTTCCAAATGAATACCAGTTTTTTTATACAACTGGGAAAAAGTAACGTCTTTTGTATATCCCTTTCCTATTAAAAAACTTTCCAACCACTCGATTAGTTTTATACCAGATTCTAAACCATATTTTTGTACAAAATTTTTTAGTCTAACATCACGCATCTTTTCAAAATTTACATTATGTATTTTATCTTTTAATTCTTCATAATTATAACCTAAAGTGTATAATAAACCCATAAAACATCCAACTGAAACACATGTAATTCTTTTAATGTCAATTTTTGGATATATACATTCCATTTCATTAAAATCACTTTTTGATTCTTCAATTAAACGATTCGTTTTTATTTCATCAAAATATTTTATAATACCAACATACGCTATCCCTTTTGCTCCACCTCCACTACAAACTAATGTATCTATATTCTTTTTAAACATTTTGATCTAATTATATTATATATTCTATAAAAATAAAATATATCTTATAACGTAAAATTAAAAGTAACGTAAAATTAACGTAAAATTAAAAGTAACGTAAAAGTAACGTAAAAGTAACTAAGAAAGAATATCAATAAATGTTTTATCAACAATATCTTTTACTATAAAATTCTTTTCAGTAAGATTATTATCATTTTTATAAATAATAAATTTAGAATCTAAATTAACATTTAGATATGAAAAAAATATATCTAGTTTAAAATTATTTTTATCATAATAATACAAGAAACTTCGAAAATCATTTGTTAAATCATCTTCGATTTCAATAATACCATTATCTTTTATACCACAGTATAAAATTATATTTTTCTTTTTAATAAAATTATCTAAATTTTGTCTAAAAATATCAATATCTTTTACCATATCCTTTTTTTTATCTGATATAAAAACTACATTTTGTTCATTTCCATTTTCTACAATATAATGCTCTTCTAAATATAAATACGTTTCGTTAGTATGTTGTAATAACATTTCTGTTTTTTTATAAAAACCATCTTTTTTTCTCATAGATATCTTATAATACGAATAAATATTTAATAAAAAATTAAATATCGTATATTTAAAAATATATAGTAACAAAATACTAAAAAATATACATGCATATATAAACAATACATAATTTAACATTTTTATTTAAAAACAAATATAATTATTAATTATATTTACTTTTAAATGGATTTTTTTTCAATTTTTCAAAATAATAATTTAGATACGAATAATTTAGATACAAAAAAAAAGACTACAGACGCTGTTGATATACGGCCCAACGCTGTTGATATACGGATGTCAGTTAAGAAAGGTAATGTACAAGAAGACAAAAAAAAAGAAATTAATCATGTTTCATCTTATAAAAATATAAGAAAGGGGATGTTTGTGAAAATAATTGGTGTTACTGGTAGTTATTTAAATTATTACAAAGGATATTTTGGAGAAATAAAAGATTATAAAAGGGAACAAGATTTTGCAATAATTTTTTTACACGGGCCTGTTAAGGTAACAATTCTAAGATTTCCAATATATCATTTTATTATTGAACCAGATTGTTTTTAAATATCGTAAAAATTTGTATATTTAATTATTCTAGTTGTATTAAATAATTCATGTATTGTTTTCTTGAAGAATTTTAAAGCTATTAATTTATTAGTTATTACATCATCTTTTTTTACATTTATAACGTTTTTATTTATAATATAAAAACTACATTTTTCGCTAGGATTTTTATTTAAAAGTAATACAAATATGTTTTTATATTCATTTTTAATATCGCCATTACTTATATATATAAACCAAGTATCATTTGGAGTTTTTAATTTTAAATCTTTATACATTCTATTAAACGTAAATAATCCAGATTTTACAACATCACTTTTATCTGATTTAAAATAATCTAAACTTTTAAAAATATTTAATTTATATTCTTTAAATGTCACTATTATATATGTTTCTAAACATTTTGCTATGTTATTTATATCTTGCAAGTTTTTATCTAAATCAATACAATAATAAATATCTAGTATTTTTTTAGAAGAATTACATTTAGAATCTTTATCTATATGTAAATCTTCTATATTTTTTATTAATTCATCACATTCCATTATCTGCAAATTTTTAATTTTATATATATTTTTTTTTATCAATTTTTTTTAATCTAATTTCTTTTTTTCAGGTAATACACATGTCAATGCCTTTTTAGAACAAACTGCTCTATATTGTTCATATTGTTCTAAAACTTTTTTAAAAGAAGGTGTTGGAATAGTAAAAAACGTATTATTTTTAAACTCTATTACTTTTTTATAATAATCTTCTTTTGAAATTTTTTTATCACTAAACATTTGTTTCAATTTTATCTTTTCATCTTTATAGCATTTTTTTTCTTGACATATTAATTTTTTATTTACCTTATCTTTAATTAAATATAACCAATACATTAATTCAATACGTCCAACTAAATATGGATCAATAGGTAGTTCTTTTACAAATATCTCTAGCGAATTTCTACAAAAAATACATGGTAAGATCATTTCTAAATTAGAAAGAAATTCTTTAAATGCCCTTTTTATTTTTATATCACCCTTCGTTTTTATTTTAATGGGATATCTCCCTATTATCGCAGTAAATAAGAAATCCCAACAATTTGGACCCCACTCTGAAGTTGCCATTCCTTGAAGAGAATGAAATATAGAATAATCTATATCTTCTGGTAACATTACTTTCATATACATTATATTTATAAAAAATATAAATATAATTCAATTAATTAATTCCGAATTATTTAGCTCGTATTTGATTTTTAAATTAGTTTTGTTAAAAGTTACATTTTTTGTTAAAAATAACCAATATGTGTTTTTTATTTCCATTTAAAAGTTCCTTAAAGAATTTCTAATCCACGTCGAAGTGATGCAGGGCTTTGTTCATAACTGCTTTGATTCCATGGTCCAACGCTTTCTTTTGGAATTGGTGGTAAGACTCTTAAATCTAGATACGGGATTTTATTACTCTGCATAACTGTATTAATACCAGCGTGATACCCACTTACTAGAAAGTTTTGTTCTTTTAATAATTGCGAAACAGGATTTTCTTTAGCAAAGGCGTTAGCGACATCGTATTTTGGTAATAGATCTGCTGCAGTAAGACGATCTGATCCTGCAACAACATTATCAATTTGTTGTTGTTGTTCTTGTGCAGTAGGTATATTTGCTGGTGTAAAGGTTACACGTTCAGATTCATTAGCTGCTTGTTGAAGAACTTCTGGAGCGACTGGTACTTCGTCTACATTTTCTAACTTTTCTTTAGAACCTACTTTCATATATGACATAAAAAAATATATTAATCCTACTATTAATAAAATTTTAACAAGATCATTTGATTGAATTGTCTGTATAATATTATCCATTATTCTTTTTTTATTATAGTATAACAAAATAAATTTTTTTTTTGATTATGTTTTTAAATATTTAATTCGTTTTTATACTTTTTGTATACTTATACTTATACTTTACTTTACTTTACTTTACTTTACTTTACTTTACTTTACTTTACTTTTACTTTACTTTACTTTTACTTTTACTTTACTTTTTGTTATACTTTTACTTTACTTTTACTTTTTTAAAACTAATTTAAACATTTGTGTATATGTATACAAAATGAAGAGAATTATGTTAGACAGTGAATATTTTTCAGATATAGAAAATAATGATTGTATAAATGATAGTGGTAATTTAGATATAGATGATTTTTACTTTTACTATTCAAATGATATATTAATAATGTATGAAGAAATTAAGGAAAATTTTACGAAATCTCCATTTTTTCTATCTAATTTAACTTATCCAATCTTAACAGAATTTATCTTGGATATTATATTATCTAATAAAGTTATTAAAAAAAATAATTTGGATAATTTTAATCTTTTTTATCAAGTAGAAATACAGAGTTCCTATAATATATTAAATGATTTTTTAAGAAAATTCAAAAAGAATATACCATATAATAATTATCTTCAATTTTGTTTTAAATTATCTGATCTACATGAATTTAAAAATAATGCATTACATAGGAGTGCAGCTGTTTAATTATTTTATACATTTACCTTTTTTATTTGTTATTTGTTTTTTTGGTATACCTGTTATAGCATTAATACACATAAGCAAACAATCATGTCTATCATCAAGCTTTCCTATAAGGGTTGGTTTCCATTTATCTCGTTGTTCTTGTGAAAATTTATTTTCTAAAAACCACTCTCCGTATTTGATGGAAAGCCATTTTCTTTGAGCATATTTTCCTTTTAATTTACATTCAATTTGCGGACCTGTATAAGCTTTTAATTTTTGTGAAGCTCTTATAAATCTTATAGGAATAGTATTTTTATATAATTCTACAAATTTACCATAAAGTATATGACTTACAAATAACGATTTAGGATTACATTTTGGTTGTAATTCTATAAGAATACTCGTTAATGTTTTAAATACAGGATTTTGATCATATATTTCTTGTAATCTATTTATAAAAGTATTAGCTATATCTTGTAAAAGATAATCATCAATACTTTTCTTTTTAAAATCATTAAGTTTTGTTTTTTTAATTTCTTTAGGAAAATGAGTCTTACATGTATAAATTAATTGTTCATCCTTCTTATATTTCATACAACATTTTCTACCACATAATTTACCATTTTTAAATGAAGATTCGCAATGATAATCATCGCCATCTAATATATTAAATGTATCCCATAATAAAATATTATATTCTGAATTCATTATACATAAACTTAAATTCCTCAAACCAGGATCGCAGCAAAGTGTAATCATTTATAATATTAATATATATATATATATATATAAAGTTTAAATTAAACGATAAATTGAATTATATATATATATATATATTATCATTCGAAAGAAAGTAAAAACCTGAAGAATTATACAAATGTGTACCTTGCCGTCTAACGACGTCTTCGTTAAAGGTATTTGAAATGAAATAGATAATAATATTAGTCGATAAAATCATCTTCTTTACAATTCTAGGTTATACGTAACATGCAATTAATTCGTCTAGAATATAAAATTAAAAAATTACTATATATCAATATGCTTCTTAATGAGTTTGAAAAATTAGCACTTCGTAAATTTAAAATTAAAAGTATTTTACCAGATGCAACTATACTTATATTAGGAAAAAGAAGATCTGGAAAAAGTTTTCTTGCAAGAGACATCTTTTTCCACCATAAAAATATACCTTCTGGTATAGTATTTTCTGGCACAGAAGAAGCATCTCCTTTTTTTGGAGATTTCGTACCAGATTGTTTTATACATTCAGAATATGATCCAGAATTAATAGATAGTATTATGAATAGACAAAAACGTAAAATTAGAGAAGCAAAAACACAAGGTCTTTCTGAAACAGGTAAACATCAAAGTAATAACTTATTTATCGTTTTAGATGATATGTTACATGATGCAGCAAGTTGGAAAAAGGATAAAACTATTAAAAGTATTTTTTTTAACGGAAGACATTTTAATTTTCTTTTTATTTTAACCATGCAATATGCTCAAGGAATTCCACCTGAATTAAGAAGTAATATTGATTATGTATTTATCTTTAACGAACCTTCGGTTGCTAATAGAAAAAGAATCTATGACGCTTACGCTGGTATGATTCCCTCGTTTGATCACTTCTGTAACATATTAGACGCATGTACTCAAGACCATGAATGTCTAGTTATTAAAACATCTGGTAATACTTCTGATTTAAGAGATCAAGTTTTCTGGTATAAAGCGGAAGCACATACTGATTTTCGTGTAGGAAATTCTAAATTATGGAAATATCATAGTTCTAATTATAATTCGCGTTATGGAGAGGAAGATGAACAAAATCAAGAACAATTAGATAAATTAAAAAAGAAATTTGCAAAAACAAGAAAATTAAAAGTTATTGTTTCTAGAGAAGGAGAAATTGTTGGATATAAACAAGAGGATGAATAATAAGCTTTAACTTAAAAATAAAATGAATATGAATATTAATATGATACTACCTACTGAAATTATGTTAGAAATTTATGATTATTCAAATGTTGAAACTAAAATCAAATTAAACAGTATCTTGGGATTGTCTTATTATGTAAAAAATCCATTCCAGAATATTAATACAAGACCTACTAATATTAATTTTAGGACACTTGTTATGGGTACAACATTTTACAGATATGCCAGTTACAAAGGCTCTACTATTATACTTCCAATGTAAATATTAATGAGAGTGTTGTTTAAACTAAACTAAATTATGTCATTTTCTTTTAAGTATTTATACGTTTTACTTCCAATTTTAACACGCCTTTTTGTCAAAGGATTTTTTATCCATAATTCACTTGATACATTTTCTTGTATTTTATCTAATTCATTTTCTATATTTTTTCTACACATTGGACATATTTTATTATTTATCTCAACATGTGTTTTTAAACATGTTTTATGAAATTCATGTTTACATTCTAAAGTAACAACGTCTTCGTTACTTTCATTTGTTGTATCAAAACAATCAAAACAAATAGAACAAACAAAATCTTTATTTAAAAACATTTCAAATGTAAATTCTTCATCTAAATCGCTTAAATTATCTCTGTAATTTTCAGTAAAATATATATAATTATAACAGTCTTGTAATTTTTCAGAAACAAGTTTATAATTAATTATATAATTTTCAATTTCAAAACACCTAGTAGAATAATATCCACTATTATACATTTCGTCTAAACTATTCAACTCTGTAAAAACATCATCTATATTTAACAGTAAATAATTATACATAAATTCTTTAAATATATCAATCTTTTCATATTGAAGATATTTAATTAAACAGGTAATCCAAGATTGATGTCTAACATAAATAGTATAACTAGGATCATCTCTACCTCCAGGTTCATAAGTATAAGGATTATTATCTAAAAAAGAATGAAACGTTAATAGAATAGTTTCTATACCCATACTTGACGTCCATTTTTCATTTTCCGATGGCCATGTATTTAAAATTGTACTACAACATTTTCCATCTTTATACATGTTAGGATGTATTCTAATATTGTCATGATTTACAAATGTTACTTTTGGTGGAGAGTGTGGATAATTATCAGGAATTTCAAAATCTAATCGGATAAATGTATGACGATAAACAGAATCACGTGGAGCTTTTATAATAGTATGTAAAATATTTATATTACTTTCATCTTGATAAACAAGATAATCATTTTCTAATAAGGAACGTGTATTTTGCTGTATATACAAAGATCTTATTTCTTTTCTAAATCGTTTATTCATTTTATTTATATATAATCTAAATCAATAAAATCAATTTTTAAACTTTTTTCTTTAATGTTAATTTCCCATTTTTATATAATAAAAATAAATGATCCTTTAATACTTCTAATTCTTTTTCTTTTTCTCTTTTTATTACCATTTCCTTTTCCTTTTTTCTCATTGTTAATTTTTGTTGTTCATTTAAAGGATATTCTTTATCAGGTACATAAATAATATGGTCATTTAATTGAACACTCCATGTTAAATTTAATTTTGGATTTACCAACATAATATAATCCGGATATTCTACTTTTAATAATAATCCACCTGTTCTAAATTTTTTATTATGTATATTTAAATATCGAATCCATGTTTTAAATGGAGTCATATATCTTAATATTTTTTTTTCTTTTAATGTCTTTAAAGCAACATAATTATCTAATTTATGTACCATATCATATCCTGTCATATGATCCTGTTTACTACCATATTTTGATTTCTTATAACCAGAATTTACTATACTAACAAATCTATTTTCACTTTCACTTTCACTTTCACTTTCACTTTCACTTTCACTTTCACTAAATATACTTTCATCATTTTTATCGTAATCTTTTTGTTCATCAGAAGATGTACTAGAATCTTTTTTTTCTATTGTGATGCGAGTATGTTTATATCTATTCATTCGTATATTATATATAGATATATTTTTTATTGGTTAAATACACATATATGCTTAATTTACAATTATTAAAAGAAACTCCATTATTTATATTAAAAAAATTACCAACATCTATTATGCAATATATATATGATTTAACAATGAATTTTTATAATAACGCAGACGAGATTATACCACGTCTTTGGTTAGGTAATCATAAATCTGCATTAGATGCATCTTTTTTAAAAAAAAATAATATTAATGTAATTATCAATTGTACAAAAAACAAATGCTTTATTGATAAACGTCAAGAAACTATTCTTTTAGATAATATTAACATTGATTCTGACAATATAGAAATGTATAGAATTCCTGTTAATGATAGTTTATTGGAATGTGATTTTATTATTATGCAAGCATATTTTAAAATAATAGTTCCTTTATTGTTAAGAAAATATACAATAGAGCAAAAAAATATACTTATTCATTGTCATATGGGAAAACAAAGAAGTGCAATAGTAGTAGCTGCTTTATTAAAAGTACTTTTAGATTATAATTATATAAAAATAGATACAATTCCTAAAGAAGATGTATCTCTGGAAA